CAACAGTGTATAAGCATAAGCTTTCGGTAACCTCCACACGCTCAATTACTTCAATCTTGTTTGACAAAAGTTCTGGAACACCGTTGTTTATAATCTGAAATTGTTGAATTACATTGTAAACTATTTTCATGTGCTAATGCTATAGTAATATATATTACTATAGCATTAGGTTTGACTACAATACAAATACATCTTAGTAAAATACAGAAGGTTGTTTTTTACCAACACCCGTAAATACAAATGGTGTTGGTTTTGGTAATGAAAACCAACATATTGCTGCAACTGCTGCAAAGTTTAATGCGTGCATTGCATGGTCTGGCTCATTTCCTTCTACCCACTGCGCTTTTGCAGTACGTTCCGAAGTCAACATTTGATACAAGAAAGATTCTTTATCTCGCGGATCGTAGACCCAATCTCCGGGTAAGTGCAACCTTCCTGCGTGTACTAATTCTAATACTGTATCTAACCCAAATGTGCGGTCTAGTGCAAATGCAGGATATTCTTCGCCTTGTACTTCGCGAGTAGATTGTTTAAACTCTTCACCCTTGAGTGTTGTTTGGTAAAAAAGAAACACAATACCCGTATTATTGAAATAATTAAACGGGCGATCAACAGATTTTCCTCGCACACGCTCGATCGCCATTGCTCCCCCATCAGCGCGTTCAGGTCGAAACTTTTTAGCAAACTGTCCGGCAGAATAAGCTTCAGGGTTCATATCAATGCCGACAAAATCAGCTTTCCATTCAGAAGCAAGTTCTTCTATTCCTTCCATTTTGAAAACAGAACCAAACCACTTCACTTCGCATCGGGCATTGTCCCATTTTTCGCGTTCGTCTTTACCTTCACCCCAGTACCAGTAAGTTACTACCGATATCTGGTGTCCGAGTCCTTGGTCAGCACCGACTACTATTAAATCTGGACTTGTACAATTTGCAGGCAACGGTTTACCAATACATTCAAGCAATAGCGGTTTATCGATTCGACCCGCACCGAAGGAACTTACTTCACCAAAACCTTGTTGCAGCGAGTCTGCCCGATCGCTAATATTTCTAGCTTGCGCCAACCGACTTAGACGTTCTTGCAGTTTGAACAGCTTAGAGGCAAGTCGGGGGAGTCGCAGAGCAACACCGTCGCTAATAGGTTTTCTTTCTTTTTGCGTGCGATCGGTAAATGCGGTTAGTGTTTCGCCAGTGTGGTGGCAGCTGTAAATACCTTGGGCGATCGCCTCTTGATTGAGTTCTTTGGTGCAGTGACGACAGCCTAAATAAGCAGTTTCAATTTTTTTAGCAAGCGAGCTTGAATCAGTGCAGAACCAATCTAAAGGATTTCCGACAGCATCAAAATACTGAAGATCGGACTTACCTTCTACTTGCAGCGGTCTAAACAAATTCCCCTTGGGTGACAAAAACTGTCCCGCTTCGCAGTGTGGGCAAGTTACGTACCAATCAAAAAAATGCTGCGAAGTTTTAACTTCGACATCGACGACCCCACCTTCCGCCCCTGGTGTCGATCCACACCGTAACGGACAAGTCGGTAAAGTTGATGCTGAAGTTCTTTCTAGTAAAATATTCAGTGCGCCCGGTGGAAACGCTTCAACTTCATCGGCGATAATATATGATTCAATTGGGACAGAGCTTAATGAACTTGAAACTTGTCTACCTTGAGTAGCGCTTCCCGCGATTCCTGCAAATGCAAAATAAACGGGAATTCCGCCTACATCTACGTTTCGCTGCTTCGTATCTGTATCTTTGCGACCGCGCATTTTTAAAGAAGCCTGTCGCAACAGTTGTATCGGTTCGATATTGTCGAAGGCAGGCTGTACTCGTGGAGCCACGATGTCCATTAGTTTTAACTGCTTATCAACGCAATACATGGTTGAGCTGCGCAATTCAACTAAGCAAAAAGCAACCAACGCAATCAACATTTCTGAAAACCCCATTTGAGCACCTTTAATTACGGTGACTCTTAGTAGCCAAGGGTTTCCCATTAGTGAAATAAACCCAGCAAAAAATGGTTCATCCCAACGCAACGGTTGTCCGGTGTGGGTTCTGTAATTATTGGCTAACCATTCCTGAAAATAAAGATGACCATCACCATACCAGAAGCGGGCGATTGCCCGCTGTTTTTGTTGCTGCGTTTGATCGGCAAATAGCTGGCGATCGGTTAAACCAGCGGGATCTCGACTTTTGGTGAGTGCTTTGTGATTTGTTGCAGTAAGACGATTACGGGATGGCATTTATGAATTACCAATGTTTAACACCCAAAAGCAACCAACTCATTATTTGACATCCTCACCGAGTTAAAACTACAGTGATTCCAAACATCACTATTTGGGCTTCCTCTTTCTACGACTCGACATACTTAAATAAGTTTTCTTACTCAAACAGAGGTCGCTGTCTCCAGAGGCGTTATAGGTTCCCGTATGCCCCACGGTACGCAATTAATTTATTTTTTATTAAATCCCCAACAGCGCCGGATTGACATCTTTATCGAGCTAAAACTGCGATAATTCCAAACATTACTGCTTAGATTTTCTCTTTCCGCGACTCGACTTACATTGAGAAGTTTCCTCATCAATACAGAGGTCGATGTCTCCAGAGACGTTTAACGTTCCCGTGTGCCCCACGGTACGGAGTCCTAACTCAAGTATGTTAATCGCAGCATTCCAATCACGATCTAACACAAGTCCACAATGCAAACAAATATGCGTTCTTTGACTTAGTGATTTTTTGACAACACACCCACAGCTAGAGCAATTTTGACTTGTATAATGTGGGGCTACAGCGACAGTACATACACCAAATACTTTGCCAAAATATTCAATCCAATCTCTAAAAGTTAACCAAGCAGCATCAGATATAGACTTGGACAATTTTTTGTTTTTAACCATATTACACACCGACAAGTCTTCGTAGGCTACCAAGTCGTTTGACTGGACTACGCACCTTGCTAATTTTACAGCAAAGTCTTTACGTCGCCTACTTACCTTGAGGTGTTTTCTGCTCAGTCGATTTCGCGCCTTAGCTTTGTTTTTAGAACCTTTCTGAGTTCTAGAAAGTCTACGATTAAGTTTTTTGAGTGACCGCTCAGACTTTCTTAAATAACGCGGGTTTTCGACGATATTACCATCCGAATCAGTATAGAAGTGCGTCAACCCCACGTCCAAACCGATAGTTTTACCCGTTGGTTCTCGTTTCTCGCTGTGTTTTGCGTCGATACAGAACTGCACGTAATACCCGTCGGCTCGGCGAACTACGCGCACTCGCTTGATTTGGTTTATCTGGTAAAAATGCAGATTGCGGGTTCCCCACAACTTAAAACTTCCAGCACTGAAACCATCGGTAAATTTGATGTTTCTTCGATCTTCTGAAAGCTTCCATCCAGAAGTTTTGTATTCAACAGACCCACGGGTTTCGTGTTTTTTGAAACGTGGAAAACCTTTTTTCCCGGGTTTACCCTTTTTACAATTATCGTAGAAACGAGCAATTGATGACCAAGCTCTCTCTGCGGAAGCTTGTCTTGCCATTGCGTTGAGGTTGTTAGCCCAAGGAAATTCTTTAGCAAGTACCGCACAGTAGGCGCTTAAGTCATATCGACCGACGCTTTTTGTCTCCATCCAGTACCTGATGCAGTTATTGCGAATAAAGCGAGCAGTACGAATAGCTTCGTCTAGTCGCGCGTACTGCTCGCTTTTTCCTTTTAGCTTGGCTTCAAATACTAACATTTACGTTTTAGAACTGGATATAAAATATTTTATCACAGGTTTAAAGAAATTAAAGTCGTTTTAAAAGGATGGAGTGTTAGACTCATTTTATTGGTAATTAATAATTCCCATTTTTTCGATTCCCCACAGCAAATCAAGTTTTTTCGTCAAGACGATTTCTTTCGTTATACTAGGCTATTTTAATTCATTGCGTAGGTCGGCTATAGTTAGACAATTGCTTTGTGCTATTTGTTCAAGTAAGCTATGTATTCAAGATTTATGTCTAATAAATGAGATGTATCCGTATTTTGTAATTTTAATAATAGGTATAGTTTTTTCTTATTCTAAATCTTTTTGCTGTGGATTGTCGAAGTTTTTGGGTTTGGATTTGATTATTTTTTTGTCGTTTGTCATGTCAGCTCCGTTGAAAATAAAAGATTGAAGCGCAGATTGATCTTTTGCGCTTTTTGCAACCTCATCTGGATTTTTTTCAACCCATGTAACCAAAGCCTCAATATTTGGTATCATACATAGTTAATCGATAATAGGTATATATTGTGGAAATTGATCTAAGAAATAGTGGTTCTTACAATATTTTACTTGCGAAACTCAAAAACGCCAAGAATCGTGTCAATGCCAAGGGCGCTCAGTGGGTACTGGTATCTGCCAAGCGTTTAGATGATTTAATTCGCGAACACTTAAAAGACCAGGGACGTGGTGGTGCTGCACCGCCGCTCTCTGAGATGACAAAACACATTTACGAAATTGCGGGTGAGCCTGATGGTAGTGGCATTCACGACACCTTGGAACAATACTATCGTCAAGAAGGTAACACATTTATTGCTGGTGTTGGGATTCCTGAAGGAAAACCAACTATGATCGCCAAAGTTCAAGATGAAGGTGGGATTATTCCAGTTACGCAAAAAATGCGTGGATTTTTAGCAACTAATTTTGGAATTTACTTGAGGGCAGAGACTTCGCATATCGTGATACCAGGACGTAACTTTTGGCGGGACTCTGTTAAACAAGCGCAATCCGATGCTAAAAAAGAGTTAGTTCGATTTATGGATGAATTATTTAATGATGTCTAATTTCATATAAGTTAGTTATGCAGTTGTATTTATATATAATATTTGATATAATATATCTATTAATACAGAAAAGTGATTATGAACTCACAAAAATCAAAAAGTTTTGTAATACACACACTTGATTGGAATGTTTCTGTTGAAATCAACCGCAATAAAGTCGAAGATGTACGTGGATACTTGATCTTGTCACGTTATGGCGTGTATACAGTATTCATGCGTACACTTTGGGATGAAATGACACCCGAAACAATTCTTTCTGATATTGAGTTAGCAACTCGTAAAGGGAATTACCTTTGTTTTGCAACTATATTACGTGAGATCAATAAACTCAAAACGAGAGATTTGTTTGGTATCGAGTCAGATTACACCTTAGAAGAAAGACGTACTATTTTCAAAATGTGGTACAGTGCTGAAGCACGACGCCTTACGCATTGTTTTCAGTTTCCTTTATTGAGGGGGCAAGTATCAAAAAGATTTCCTAACGGATCTATCAAGGTTCCGCGTAAAGGTTTTGTTGATCGTGTGTTAGGAGTTTAAATATAACAAAAGTGGGTGATCGGATTAAATTAATCCGATCACCTATTTTATTGTTTAATATAATTTGACAAAAATCAATTGCTTAATTACAATATTAATAATTACATTTGGAGATTTTGTATGGTTTTATTAAAAGATATTCCCCTCAATGGCGCAACTCTCGAAGATTGTATTAACGCATACAATGCGTTTGTTTTACAAGATTTTGTAAACAATGTACTCAATAGTTCTGAAAATCCAAATGTCCAAAAGAGTATTATCGTCGATACAATTATGTGGAGACAAGCGCAATTTAAATTAAAAGGTAATGAAGAATTACCTTTTACACACGCGGAAGCTTATTTAGCTTTGGGAATACCTAAAGCGTTTTTGCATACTTAAACAAAAGAAGGGCATCGGATTAAATTAATCCGATGCCCTTCTTTTTTGTGTAAAATATATAGTGTAACCCATTCTGAAGTTGCAGACCTATTATTGTCCAAAGGCAGACAACACTCTTTGAAATTAAACTACTTTGAAATTAAACTAATCTAATCACCAATGCCCCAGTAATCATGAATCTGCTTTTTCAAACTTTCTATTTGCAAAAACACGGCTTTTTTCCTTTTGTCGTAGTGGTTTAGACGTGAAGATTCTTTGCAAGCAATTTCACATTCTTCAATAAGCAAGAAAAACTTTTTAAGCGAATCTGTATTTAAAGCGAGAACGAAATTTCGCAATTTTTCTTTTTCCTTAAAGTACAAATAAGTCCTTAAAGTTTGTGATGTTTTCAAAGGAGTGAAACCTTTTTCAACAGATTGTTTTCCGAATTTAATGCAAACTTGTCCGTTCCAAGCTTCAAAAAAAACCTTAGAGAACAAGGTTTGATTTATCTTTAATCCCACTGAACTTAGCAGGGCTTCAGACTTCTGAATTTTTAGTTCTTGGGGTTCCTGCCAGTCTTCGTACAAATTGCCTTGTTTCCATTTAGAAAAGTCTATCAGTTCTTTCCATCGTTCAGGAAGGACTTCATTGTTACTGAGGTTTATACTCAGCAACGAATTATCTGCGGCAAAAGGAACGGCAGCTATCAATTCTGTTTTGTCAAGCCAAACGTACTCCCATTCTTCGATCTGTCTTTGGTGTGCCAAAAAAATTAGGCTCACTACAGCAGGAGAGTACCAAGTATGAACGCCTTGATTGTAACTTTTTGAAGTTCCTTCGTAAAACTGAGATTTTTTAGTTTCACGAACTTTCAATCCCTGAAAGTCAAAAGTTTGGAGGACTTCATATTGAGCATCGTGTCCTAAGTCAGAACCAAATTCTTTTTCAAATCTGTTTTGCATGACTGGTGCGTTAATTACTACATATTTATTATACAATCGTATTTTACTAAAGTAAAGTTGTTTTACCAAATAAAATGATTACTGATCGTTGTTTTTGTTATATTACTATATAATCACGATTCAAAGCATTAATTGATATATTTACAAAACTTTTTTACCGCACTATACACAATACATCCGATCACCCGCTTTTGTTTTGGTAATTCATGTATATACAAGTAGCTTATTAAATGATAAAGTATATTAATACTAATTTGAGGTCATCATGTCTGATTCAACTATAAAGATTCCCATGTTTTCACTTGATACGCAACTATTGCCTGTTAAGATTTGTGAGATATTGCAGTTACTTACTGTAGTAAGCCCAAAACAACCAAAATTAGAAGTTGAACTTCTTCAGATCCAAAATCATTTTCGCGATATTGGTATTACATTGAGTAATGCTTATGTTTTCTATAACGATCCTCAACAAGAAAAACCGTATCAAATTGAATGGCGGTTTCTTGGTGAACAGGCTGACGTTGTTGGGACATTAGTTTTTGGTAGAAAACGACCAACTGCTTATGGGCAAGCTCCTTTACGAAAATTCTGGGTTCGACATAAAAATGACTCTGAACTTGGAGATGTGACCGCAGGATCGCTCATCAATTCTCATGTTTATGACCCGCTATATTTTCACGATCACGACGAAGTTTTGCAACTTAACCAGTATGCGCAACGTGATGGTGGTGGTATTTATCGACCTAATAGCGTTTACAGACACGAAAACATCAACCAAAAGAATCCAAATTGGGTTTTAGTTTCTCCAACGTGTTCTGCGTTTATTGACTAAAGCTTAAATAAAAATAAAAAGCTCCGACTACTTTAAATTAAGTAGTCGGAGCTTTTTATTTAAGTGTCTAGGGTGGGAGTCGAACCCACACTACGCCTTTAAAATCGCGATTATTCGATCTTAGGCGTCGAGCGAACCTCCGCGTCTCCTCGACTTGGCCCCATATTTAACGTCATGGGATAGACGGCTATTGATAGAGCTAGCGACTCTCTACACTTTTTGATTTATCGGCGTGTAGCGCGATATGTACCGTCAGAATTATCTTACTTTCGTTTAACCGATTGATTTTGATACAATATAGCACTATCGATCTTGGATGTAAACGGTTCCTGCGTTTAGACACTGCCTTGCTTTTTCTAATTCTATCCCAAGATACCCAATATGTGCAGGCTCGATCGCCGGCGAATCCGCACATATTTGTCGAATACACGCTAGCGGATTTGTTCCAAAATAAGGAAATTTTGTAACGAGTTCACCATTACCGCGAGTTGTTCGATACACAAAAATTTCAGGACCTGCAATTTCAATCAAAAAGTTGCCCGCAGGATCGCTGTAATTTTGTTTTTTCGTTAACTTGACATATTGCTGCTCAATTAATTGATCTACATTTTCAAATGTATCATCATAGATGTGGGCGCTTTGACTGAGCGTGATCAGTGGACCCATTTTTAGTTTTAAATCAGATCGCCCGCAAATCTCATCGCAAATATGTTGTTGCAAAGCGCGCAACCCCATTGCATTGGCGGGCCAGGCAGCAAACATATCGTTACTGCGAAGCGTCGCGGTTAGCGATATTTCGTTATCGATGACTCTCACCCAAATATGATTCAAGCAAGGACTACCACCGTGTTTGTGGTCGGAAGACCCGTCAGATCTGCGATTTAAGTTTCCGCCAGAATCCCACAAATTAATTACTGCACTAGCAGCATCTACTTCATTAATTAGCTTTGTAATTACTTCTTCAATCTGATCACACCCAAACCAAGATCGCATTCTTTGTCCGTAGGTATATTTAACGCCTTCAGAATAAGGAGCGTTATCTAGCATCTGCGGCTTATATTGTTCGAGGAATGGGCGATCAATCGGTAAAAAATTCGGTTCTGGAAAATAAAAATCAGCAGGTTCGTCTGTGATGACAGCCATCAAATCAATTAATTCTTGCCACTGTCCGTCGTATCCCGTTGGGCGCAGCGTTCCTGTTGTGCGGATGCGGTGTAGTATTTTTACCCAAACTTCGGCGATTGTCTTGCCTTCGATGCGGTGTCCGTATTTTTGACCGGGGAAAATAGTTGTTTCAATTTCCACAACAGGAAATGTTTTTGGCTCTGCCCAAGGTTTCATTGCTGTTCCATCTGAAAATGCAACTGCAGTTTCAATTGCGCAGACTAGCGATTTGGTTTTGGAAACCGCGTCGGTGATCGATTTAACTTCATAACTGGCAATCGATTTTCGTAGTAGTTCTAAAGACGACTCTTCAATTTCGTAATCAATATAGCCAGTGATTTCAGATTTGATTTTCCAACAATCTCTACTTATATCGTTGGTTATACCAAACTCGAAACCGTTTTTGAAGAAATCAAGTAAGCAGGTGATCGCCCCAGCATTAGTATCTTCCTTTGTGGCATTTACAACAACCAAACAGTGAACGTGTGGATTTGCCAGCAAATTACGCATCAAAAAACTAATTCCGCGAGTAGGTGAGTATAGTTGACCCACGACAGCGTAGTCTTCTGGTGCGAGATGGCGGGCGATCGCTGCTTTAGGCGTCCAACCTGTAACAACCGCGATTTGACCAGATCCACAGATTAGCTGGTTTGGCTTACACACAGGCTTGTATTTCATATCTACATTTTATACCTAGCTAAAGAAATATTAGTTTAACATAAATTATAAATATAAATAGTTAAACTTTTTGGATTATTGTTTAGTTAGTTGTTTGATAATTTTATCTTCTTTTTCTTTGTAGCGCACCAATTCTTGTCTTTCAATCGGACTAAGATTTTGTGTATCTAACTCTTTCAAAGCTGATTCAGAATTAGCTTTGATACGTCCTAGTATTACACGTCCTGCATTAGAAATAAGTGTGTCTCCCACAGCAAACCGCAATAAACCAGAGCTACCTCCAACTAAACCATCTTTAATTTTTTCAGCAAGCGGTGTTGTTAATTTATAATTGGCTATCGCTGTCTGTATTTCTGGATAGGTTAAACCAGCAATAATTTTTGCATTAGTTATAAATTTTTCTGCTGCTGTAATATGAAAATAAGCACCAAGCGCTAACAACATACCCGCAGTTATTGTTGCTGAAGTATTTGGGTCTTTAGCAATCCGAACAATTTCTTTTTTAAATTCTTTCGTTTTTTCGGGTATTTGTTTTTTGTATTCGGTAATTTTGTTTTTTATAGTCTTTTCAAATTGCTCAAATGGAATTTTACCGAGTGCATCTCTAATGTTTTGACCTAAATTAAACCCTTCTGTTAAAGAAGGATGATTTATTTCTTTTACGACTTTACCTATTTCTGTATTTATATCATTAGCTACTGTACTTTCAAATATTAGCTTTTGCGCTACCTACTGTACGTCTTTTGGTAATTCTTTAAGATTGTCAGCAATGTTTAATATTTGCTCTTTAAATAATTTATCTATGTTTTTTATATCAGCAGTTTGTGAATTGTTATTGTTTTTACTAGCAAATTTACCATCAGCAGATCGCTTAACAGTAACTTCTGCACCACTTGCCGTTTTATATGTAGTTTCAAATTCTCCAGAAGCTAAAGCTAAACATACGCCTAATATATTTAATTGTGCTTGGATGTGATATATTTCTGATTTCAAAGTAGAACCTCAAACTTGCTGTAAAACCTTGTTTTTGGTACGTCGTTTTTTGCGTTTTTTTGCGAACTCAGAAAGGCGGTGTCGATCTATGATTTTAGCTTTTAACGTATCTACAAGAACTCGTATACGAACTAAGTCAATTTCGGCATCTTCACGCAAACCGCGTTCAACCATACCTATGATATATCCGTACTGCACGCCTAGTTCTTCTATTGCATCAATATAATCAGAAACAGTAGAAGTAGGATTTTTTAAAGCATCATAAGCATGAGTATACGGCATAACTTAACAACATAATTACTAGAATTAAATAGAATTTAGCTTATTAACCTAAACGGTATAATCTTCGATCGCCCGCCGCAACCAGCGACGCTAACTGGCGATCTAGTACCGAACCACCACTAGAGCCACTTCCGTTATTAGAGCTACCGCCCAACCGAAACGATTTTGAGATACCTGGCACAGATATAGAACTCACATCTCGAATGGGTTCTGAGAGAAAGCTCAAATCTCCTGTCAAACCCGTGTTTTCCAGACACTTCCGCAGCAGCGCAAACGCCGCCATTTTAAAACGTCGAGGTAAAGGATCGTAACCAGCGTCGTAAACAACCTTTACTGCAGTACCTGGATATTCAACTTTCAAAAGTGTACCTTGCAACCAGTTTGACAAAATATTTTCTGTGACAAACATTGGTGGCTCTGAAGGATCGAAATTGTTGTAAACTTCAACACGCCGTACAATAATCACAGGATACTGCATTAACGTAACAGTCCCGCTTTGAGAACTACGGTAATCCTCAACGTAAGTTTTTCTACCTGGATGATACCCAAGCCAGATATCGAGACGCTCCTCAATCTCTTCAAGTAAGTAAGTAAGTTGATCAAGGGTTGGTACAGTATCAACTGTATAAGTCCCAATCGAGATCAACTTTTGTCTTACTTCTGCGGGCGTTAGATACATAAATTTAGGCGATCGACATTCGGGGAACTATACCTAGTTGGATTGTGAATCTTTCGTTGGCGATCGGTGTGTATGCTTTTGTCGCAACTAAAATTCCGTACAGACTGGTATTACCATTAGCAGCACTAACTATTTTGCTTGGCATAGTCTCGTACATGACGAAACCCCCTAACTCTTTTGTGACTTCATCTGGAAAAGAAATTGCCTTGAGGTGGTTTGTCATATCAGCGAACGTTATGTTGGTTCCGATCACGAAAGGATCGTTATCTACAGGAGCTGTAATTAGTGGTGCTGTAAACAAATGTAGATCAGCACTGAGTTTTGTTGCTTGTGCGGACAGCATCTTCAACTGAGCTTCAGCTATAAAGCCGGAATCGTTGAACTTTAGTGCATTTTTAAATTCAAGCGCTTTTACTTGTGGCATACCCACAGGTATTGCTGGGTAAATAATATCACCAACAGCGTAAGGTATCGTATTGTTTGGGCGAATAAATGAACAAGATACGGACACAGGTTTGCGATTCTTGAGTTCGTCAGCAATGACGCTTGTTGCTAAACCTGTAGGTAAAGGATTAACCATAATATGAAAAATGGGATTGTGTGTGTTGTAAAAATTAAAATTTTGTTGTGTTTGTTAAATCTCTTTTTCAAGCACAAACGGTTTGGTTGGTGGTTTCTTTGGTAGTTTAACTGGTTCCGTTATGGGTAATTGTGCTGCTGAAGGCTTGGGTGCTGGAGTTGGTGTTTGTACAACCGGTATTTGTGTAACTGGTGGTTTCACCTCTTTTTTACCAACGGCATACCCATTGTCGATCAACCAGATACCAACACGATCTAAGACATCAACCGTATTTTGATTGCGCGGGGGTCGCGCCAGAATACCGTAATACGGAACAGTAACAGAATTAAGCCATCGCAACGTTGGTTGTACAAGCATTAGAGTGTCGTGCCAATATCACCAATTGTGCCTGCGGGAACGCGCAAAGACAGTTTCCAAATTGACTGACCGGCATTGCCGACAAACAAAGTACCAAACTGTAAAAGGAAACGTTTTTCAATCATGTAATGCTCTAAACCAGCGTGGTTAGACCATTGTGTCGCATCGAAAAACTGAGGGTTGTAATTTCCCGGTGTACCTCCCTTAGGAATCACACCCCTCCACGAAATTTGGTTTAAATCCAGTAACCAATAATGAATTATGTCGTAGTTTTGTCCGGCTGCTGGATTTGCTGGAGTATCCCGAATAAACGGTGAGTTTAGGATTGGAAGTGTCCCGCGCTGCGTATTAATTGAAGGAACGTTTAAACCAGGAGTCACACGATCTAAATTCATGTACTGCAATTGCGCGTCAGTTTGATTTTCAATCAATTCAACACCGAGTGCAGAAGTGAAAATATGGGTGATACCTCGTAAAATCAATTCGTCGTTAATCGCTAAACGGCAAATACCGCGCAGAAGATTGACGATTTTATGTCCACCTGAAATATCCCGAGTAAACGTATGGTCTGGTGCCATCTGTGCTTCTAATCCATTAAATTCCAACGGATTAGTAGTAGCATTACCTCGGAACAAGCATTTTTCTAGCGCTTTCAAGGCTGCTGACATTGCTTTGTCAGTCTTCATTGCTAGTTGAGGACCGTAAGGTTTACCTTGTTGCAACCACAACGATTGAGCGTAATAACCTAAGTTGATTACACCACCTAGTGCTTTAATCCGCTGTCCGCCAGGAAGCGGTATCGATGCGTTGTACGTAGTTGGGTTTTCGACGGGAACCAGTGTATTTTTTTCCATCAAACCGATCGCCGGATCGTCATTTTCGACCATCTCTTGAATTAGATCGGCTTCTGCTGGCATTTTTTTGATCATAGGCCAAAGCAGAATATCAGCAGAGCTGCGAAGATAGTGACCTATGATAGGATCTAATTCTTGGCGAACGTAAAAACCGTCGTAGGCAACAGCTTCTGCTTGAATTTGTTCGCTCGATTGAAAACCAAAATTTGCAGTGTTGCTTTGTAATGCGACTGTCATTGAGTTTTAATGTGTGTTATTTACGATAATCTGAATTATTGTGCAGATGGATTTAACTGCTGCTCTAGCGCTTTTTTCTGATCGACGAGTTCAATCCATCGCGAAGTATCGGCATACGGATTTGTTTCGATCGCCCGTATTTCACCGGTAAGTTCAGCAAGCTGCAATTGAATTACACCGACTCCGTTAGTATTTGCTGCTCCAGCAGATACGGCTAAAGGAAGCACTTTGCCTGGATACTTAGGCGTACCCTTTGGTGCAACTTCTTTAAATTTTTCTTCCATCATCGATTTAACAGACTCAAGAAATTGCTCGCGTTCTTGTTGCTTTGTTTGCGCTTCGGCAGCTTGCAGTTCTTGATTCTTAGCTGCTTCAGCAGCAGCTTGAATCTCATCCATTTGTTTGGTTAAGCGTTCTACAGTAGGCTCTAGATTACTTAAACGATTTTTAACGTCATTGTGCATAGCAGTAACGCTTTCGCTCAACTGTGTGATTTGTGTGGCAACAGCTTGAATGTCCATAGTGTCGTCAGAAGTATCTGGGGTAGGGTTTTCAATTTCAGATTCGCTGGCAGAAGCGAGTACGGGAATTAGAATTGCAGCTTCAGCGCCAGCCATTACGCTAGTTCGCGTTTTTTTGAAAGTTGCTTTTTCTGCGAACAAAATATTTGCACCTAAAATTCGCAGGCGATCGATCTGCCAAACAGATCGCCCATCAATTTCAGTAGGATGACCTTCAGCAGTAGCATTTACGGACATACCCAAGTGATCTTGAGATGCCGAAATAGCTTCTACTTTGTGAGGTTGATTATGATCCCACAAAACACCGCTCACCCAAAAATCATCGCCGTCAACCCTAGCGCTGGTCATAGCTCCCACAATTTCTGTGGAAGCGTGTTGCGACAGTGAATTGTGAGCATCAAGTGGTTTGGGTCTACTGAAATCTAAGCAAGCTAAAGCTTCCAGTGCTACTGAACGAGGAATATAGAGCGGTAGTCCAGGCCCCACATTTGGAATTGCTTCGCTTGGGCTATCGATCTTAAATAAGATTCCCTCAACAACGCGCTCGTTAGTTGCTGAAGTATCAAACCGCGCCCGAGCTTCGATCTGAAGTGTGACCGTACCTTCTTGTTCAAGCAAAGGTATTGTTTCTTCTGAAGCTTGTACCAGTTGTTCTTCAAGGGTGATCGATTCATCAAAAAGCTGATCTAAACTGGTGATCAGTCCTGTTTCTGGTTCAGGTTCACTTGCAATCTCAGGTTCATTTTTGGCTTGTACTACCACAGGAGCGAGAACTGGTTCAGGTTTTGACTGTAGTTCTGGTTGTAGTTCTGATTCAATAGTTTGGCGATCACTTGCATAGATTCTGTCACGACTATCTCCGTGAACGTCTCGGAAATTTGGAGGATTAGCCGCTAAATCTCGAATGATAGATTGAAAATCTGAGAGTAATTCAGTAATTCGCGCAGCCTTATTATCGTTTTGCGTAGTTACCGCGCCATAAAACATGGAGTTGAAATACTCAGTGACCAATCGTAATTTTTGCTGCCAAGCTTCCATACTAACCATTGCTGTCAGTTGTCCAGCCGCAGCAATCTCTTTTTTTTGCGCGTCGTAAACACTTTGAGCACTGATTAACTCTTTAGGTAAATCAGAAAATGATAAATTCCCTGTATCTACAAGTACCGTAGTCAAATCACGCCACGATTGCTTGAGATATTCTCTGTTTTTTTGAGATAGCGGAGCGCCTACAGCTTCAATCTGAGAAGTAGTCATAACAAAAAAGAGGTCGAGCTTTTGGCTCGACCTCTTGGTTAGGGGTGGTCTGGATGTGATCTAAATATTATTTTTTAAATTTGACTTACCTTTTAATTATTCAATACTAACAACAACTTGCATTCCTGGTTGCAGCGTAAACGCTGTCACCTTATTGTCCCACAAAAATTTTTGAATGTGCAAGGGGTTTGCACCATTTTCTAGCAAAAATTTAGTTAATGGGGGCTTATAGAGCAATCGACGGGTTTTTTCTGCTGGTAGCGACACTCCCCACTGGGCGATCGGAAAAACAGAAACACGTCTCGATAAATCGTTTAAGCTCATTGGTTTGCAGACAAGACTGTTTATATTATAAAGAATTTTGGCGTTTGGTAATCTGAACAGACACAAAAAAAGACGCCACATTTCTACATAGCGTCTTTTTGTGTTTATTGGTGTAACTGTCCGGGCAGCACTATGACGGGCAGCACTAAGAATTGATCTTCAAAACCGTTGTCCTCTTTTGTAACTGACCTAAATACAACAGGCTTGAGCGGATCGTTGTAGTACATCTCAATTTCTGATGTTGTGACCACTTTCAAGATATCAAGTAAATACTTTGTACTTAACGCAATATCAAGATTTTTATCTCCAGAAATTTGTGCATCTAATGATTCTTTACAATTACCTATCTCTTTTGCATCAATAGATAATACGACTTGTTGATTTTCGGCTAATATTGCGAAACGACAAAACATAGTATTTTTTGCAACAAAAACAGAAATACGTTCAACAGTTGCTTGTAAAGTTTTACGGTTTATAACGAGCTTTCCTTCAAACGCTGGTGGAAATAGTTGGCGATACGCAGGATATAACCCATCCAAAATACGGGCTGTTAATTTTTGGGTTGATCTATATTGATTATTTTCATTTGCTTGTTGTAGTACAAGTTGATTTTGAGCAAAATTTAAATCAACGTGTCCTGTACCTGTTGTTTTTGAGAGTATTCGTAATATTTCACCTAAAGCTTTAATTGGTAATGTTACTTCAAAATCTTCTAGTTCTACTAAGGCTTCTTGTTCAATTTCTTGTTCAATTGAATTCTTTGTGATTTTCACCAAAGCCAACCTGTGTCCGTCGGTAGCTGCAAATTCTAAAACATTACCATTCATTTTGAGATGAATCCCATTTAGAACTTGTTTGGCTTCATCCGGAGATGCTGCAAAAATCGTAGTACCAATACCGCTCAATAGATCGCCAACTTCAAAACGCAAGTTTTTACCATCTTTTTGAATTTCAGGTAAAGCTGGGTATTCTTTTGTATCTACTCCGTGCACTTGATAGCTACCTGTAGCATTTGTTAAGGATACCACCAATTCGTCTTTTTCAAACGTTAATTCTCCTTTGGGCAAACGTGTAACAACGTCATTTAACAATTTTGCGGGAACGCATATTTGACCAGACCGTTCTACTTCTACAGAAAAAATTACATTAATACCGATACCGAGATCGAAGCCCGTTAACGAGATTGACTGTGTGTTCTTATCTGCAACTATTAAAATGTTAGTGAGGATTGGATGTGTTGGTCGTGTAGGCACAGCGCGGTTCACTAATCCAATATTTTCATTTAGTTTTTCTTGATCACAAGTGAATTTCATAGTTTATACCTAATTGTTTGTTTTACTATAACATAAACTGGTGCAGCTTCAAAAATAAAACCGCAATAATAATTTATTGCGGTTTTATTTTATACGGATAATTGGTTTACAAGATTTAGGATATGTTTCAAAAAAGTCTCTGTTTTTGAGTATGGGTTGTGTAACACATATTCATGTTTAAATCCGGTTAATACATTTCCATCAGTAAGACTTATTTCCTTGCATCCAAAAAGTCTTCGGATTAACACCGCTTGTTTTCTAGCTTTTTGCTTGTTTTCAAAACCTACACGCACTTCAAGACGATCACCTGCTTTTAAAATACAAACGCTGGGAATCGGCTTAGCTATCTCTAGCAAGGGATACAGATAAAGTTTGAGCAAGTGTATGCGTTTACCAGCGTCTGTAATAAAATCAAACGTTTCTGGATCGAAACCCGTGATTTGTTCAAAGTGATTGCCCGTCCAAACAAAATCACCAATTTTTTTACCACCATGTCCGAGAGTGGTGGCAATTTTCACCAAATGAGCTTGCCAAACTTCTTCCCAAGCTAAAGTAAAATCTTCTTCAACCAAACTCAAATTCGCAAACTCTTTTCTGAATTCCGTGTAAAGCTCGGTTTCGCGCCCGATCACATCTATTAATTGTAAATTCGCTAATTTTACCGCAGCTTTAAGTTTTAATTTAAAGCGTGCTGGTACAGGTAAAATCGGTTTTGACTTTATTTCAACGCGGTTTCGGATTGGGAAACCGGGAAACTGGGCAATTTTGTATTTAGCAGTACGCTCTAGTTGAATTAAGTCACTATCATCAAGACCAACAAGCGCGATCTCAGTTTTGGTAACATCGGTAACAAGAAAACGGCATTCCGAAGTCATAGTTCCGTCCGACTGTGGTACTAACACGACAGTCTGGTTCGGTATAAACCAAGGTACTGGCTCTATCAAAACCCAATTTTGTGCTTCTTCTAAAGAAGAGTATGTTTCTTTTTTATTGCTATCATCCCAGATTATTACCACTTTGTTGGACTTAATTCGTATAACACCGTAGCGCTCGCTGTTTTTCCATTTGACAATTCCGTTATCCGAGAAACCGTCGTGATAGACGATCGGTTTTACCTTGAAACTGGTGCGTGTAGGATTTGCGGGCAATTGACTTTGGGTGTTGCTAGCGATCGATTGGTCGTGTAATACAATTTGTGTGTTTATCATGATAATATACATAAGCCACTAAGTTATTTTATCCTCTGTGTTATTATAAGTAAACCTATTTCAACAAAAACGACATGAAATATATTAGAAGCAAACAAAATAACGTAATACAATTTAAGTTAATGCAGCATCCTCAAGAAATGTTTGTGGGTGTAACTGTTGAAAAACCTGATGAAATTGACCCTCAGTTTTGGAATGTTATTGACAGTGATATGAACTTGTATCTCTTATTAGAACGACATAGACAACTCAGTTTCACCAAAACTGAATTACTAACAGCACGCTTACTAGCGTTGAGTGAATTTTGGATACCTCCGCATCAAAAAGACTATTGTCTTGAACAAGCTAATTTAATCAACAAAAATGCTGATGAAGCGATAGAAAGAATTGCAACAAATTTAATAGATCCTTGTGAATTTGTTGATGTCCATCTATATGGATTACCTACTTGGATTCGCAGATTAACGCTTGCGTTTGTACAAGAAATTGGTGTTAAGATTTAACTAAAACTTAAATATTAAAATGTATATAATACAATTATTGTATTATATACATTTCGCTTGTGTTTAACTTGGTGAGCTGATAAACTAATAATAGTATTTCAAGAAAAAACCATGCAATATAACGAATACACAAAAATCAAATGTCAAGCATACAAGTCATTGAATAAATTAATGACTCCACCATTATGGGAAGAGAATGCGACAAGAAATGTTTTGGTAGAGTTGGCGAAGTTAAGTCAACACGAGCAATATGCGGTCGTGTTAGACACACTCGATCGCAGTCCATGTTTTTGTACGTGGTTCTTAAAAGGAGATTTAGCTAAAGGCACAATGCCCGTGTTGAAAGAATTTTTAGATCGACTCAAGACAGATACGCATTGTATACACACTTTGCGGTTAGTCTGTAAAGTTGAAGAAATTATTGGGCAGGCTTACACCCTTTTAGCTACCTGGGATTCCTTAGGTTATGCTCTTGATGAACTAGAACCGCATAACGAACAGTTAATGTCGGAATTATGGGAAGCGTATTTCATAGCAAGTGGCGCTTTTTTGGAAATTGCGAACAGATGGTTTGCAATGCAAGGTAATAATTAACAAATAAAAAGATGGGTGATCGGTTTAGATCCGATCACTCATCTTTTTATTATGTTTCTCAATAAATACTACACAAAGCATACGTATTTACTTGACTTTAAGTATAAATACTGGTATATTAGTTTTATAGAGAAAAACACGCAAAAACCAATTAACAACAAGCGTGTTAACAAATAATATGAATTTCACAACAGTAGCCAATCAAGTTAGTTCGATCTTTTCAATAGTTACGACAAAAGCTAACAGACTGATCGACAAGGGTATATATAACGCTGGACAATCCGGTAGTACCCCAAACAAAATTGTGTCACTTGCATTGAGTTCAGCCGCAGCCTATGCGGTAGGTGTTAATCTCGCGTACATCACCTTCGTAGTGGTGTATTCCGCGTTATTTGTTGTCTGTACCGCCCCACGGTGGGTACTAGAAGCAGCAATTGCGATGAACCTACTTATTATATCAGCAACAACACTACCACAAGGTGGCGTAACTGCGTTAACAACATTGCTGCTGGGCAAACTAACGCTTGAGTTAACGTGCTGTATTTACGACAAACTAACTCAACTCTGGGCTTTATTGACTAAGGACAAAAAACACAGCTACTACTTTATATGGGTTGTGTTTACATGGACTTTGGTACTTATGGCTCAACCAAATCCTTTTATCCAAGGCTTCACCCAAGGTCTTGTAGAAGGTTTAGCTGGTAACTAGCAATTCCCTAGTATAAAATCGTCCGTCCGCAACTCGTAAAACAAACGGAGTAACGAGGGTTAAATATTTCGGTTTAAAAACCACTTATTTAACTAGAGGATGAAAAAAACCCATCGATCAAAGTGATCGATGGGTTTTTTTATGACAATTTTTTCCAAACGTGAATTACATCGTCAGGTGGTGTTGAACTTGTTCTAGAAACTAATCCCGGAATTTCAATGGTTTCGTGTGGAAACTCCAAAAGCTTCGACCGCCCGTGAATTTTCTTACTACCAATGCGGATATACTCAGCATTTTGAATTATTTGATGAGCATCAGGTGCATATATATTACCTTCTGAGGCACCTTCAACCCATTTGTCGGTAATCCAAGCACCGATTACCACTTCTGGTTGGTATTCAAGAATTGCCTGTATTGCATCTTTTATAATAACGTCTAAGGATGGATTAGTTGGGACTTGCCCCATAGCTAGATAAGCAAGTCGCACATTT